CCCCCCCGGTTGCCATATACAGCCCTGACATAATTTGGGTATTTTGCAACCGTAAACCACCCCATCCACTTACTATGTCTGTGAAACTGTAAACACCCTACCCCTAGTGGTGGGTTGAAAATATATTACCATGTCAAGTGTCTTAGGGGTTGCGGTACTAGGTGGCGTATGTTATGGTGTAGTCACCACTTAGTAAATTGTTGGAAGAGACACTATGAGTGACGAAGACTTGGGGCAAGACGCCACATTGTTTGAGGGTGGTATACCTATCTGGTTAGACTTGGAATTTGAGGTAGATGATGACGGGATGTTTAACGTCCTGATTTACCTCACTGTGGATGAGTTTGAAGAGAAGGTTATCCGTAAGCCTCTATATGAAGTGATTGAATATATGTTAGACGATGAGACTGATTATCGGGGGCTATATGCAGTAGCCAACGAGATGGTTAAAGAGTCTGAGAAGCTGAGGGAAAAAGCACAGCGAATAGAAGACAGTACTGCAAACGTATCTGATCTATTTGATTCTGCTTATGACCCAACTTAATCTTTTCGATGATGAATGGGTTAGCCTAGCCTCTTTCGAGGGGGATTCTAAGGTGTGTACTAAGTGCCATCAAGAGAAGCCTCTGACTGCATTTAGCAATCACTCTGGAGCAAACTACCTTAGACCTGAGTGCAAGAGTTGCAATAACGAACTCAGTCGAGTGCGTAATGATCTTAGGGCTAAGTACGGTATGCCTGATGAGGACTACACCTGTCCTATTTGCCTGAAGTCTGCTGAGGAAGTAGATGGTAAAGGCGGTAAGGCTGGACCTTGGGTTGTAGATCATTGCCACCATACGGATACGTTTAGGGGTTGGCTATGCCATAGCTGCAACCGTGGTATAGGTGGGTTTGAGGATAATACAGTACGCCTTAAGAGGGCTATTAAGTACTTAGGTGCATAGCGGGTATACGTCTCTGAAAGTACTCGCCTAGTCTCCTGCGTGGTATAATGAAACCACATATAGAGCAGGAGATAAATATGTTTACCAAGATGTTTGCCGTAATGGTTCATGCCTTCACTGGGGATGCAGCGGTAGTTAAGAAGATACAGCATATGCAGCAGCGCAGAGCAGATTACTGGCTGTTACAGAATATGACTGACAAGGACTTACATGATATTGGGATTAGTCGCGGGGAGATATATGATAAGGTATATCGCGGTTAACGGCTTATAGCCATCTACTATAGTATACGGCCCCGAAGACAACTTCATTTTATCATGAAAACAACCAACCGTCAATAACTCATTGGTATAAAAACCAGTTAATTAGCTGTTGACCTTACCCCTGATTTAATGTTACAATGAAGGGGTAGGTTATGAAAGGTGTCTATGTCTTTTAACCTATACTATATTCGGGCTGCTATACAGGCCCGTACAGGCCAAGTTCTTAAGTTTGATAAGATACGCCAACTCCTTCTAGAAGAAGGCTTAGTGTCTCAACAGGAGTTGGACCGTAACCCAATGGCAAAGGAGTTCGACGGATACGGACGATACTTTGCAACTGAAGATTGTTCAGTAACCGTACCCCCTGATCCCAAGCAATATATAGCAGAACTACTTGATGAAGAGTTTGATGAAGGAGAATAAGAATGCCCCAAGGTAAAGGAACTTACGGCTCTAAAGTGGGCCGTCCTCCAAAGAAGAAGAAACCAGCCATGATGGGTGGTGGCATGGCCCACAAGAAGGGTAAGCCTAAGATGATGTACGGCGGCATGGCTGCTAAGAAGAAGAAGTAATGTGGATCGGGGTTATCCTGATATGTGCTTCACCCGTAGATGCTACTAGTTGCGATGTCTTAGTTCGCACTAGTGGCGGGTTCTTTTCTCAGGATACTTGCATAGCTCAAGTCAAAGACGATCTCAGTAATATGAATGTGCAAAACGTCTACACTCGTTACAGATGCTTTGAGATGCAAGGCTCAGTCTAAACCAACTAATTACCAACCAAGGCCACTATGTTAGCAGAAACCTTAGCAGTCGTTTCGGCGGCGAATGCCGCTATATCACAAGTTAAAACTCTCATAGGGCATGGCAATGACATTTCCTCTATGGGGCGTCACTTGGGTGCTATCCTGACTGCTGAGGAAACTCTCAAGGCTCAAGGTAACGTAAAGAAGAAGTCACTCTTTTCTACGGCACTGGGCAAGGATGAGGACTCGTTTGAAGAGTTCATGCAGCTTGAGAAGATCAAAGAGGCTCGTAAAGAAATAGAGTCCATGATGCGTCTATACGGGCGTCCGGGGCTTTATCAGGACTGGGTAAATTTTCAGGTTGAGGAACGTAAGCGGAAGAAGGCTGAAGCAGAAGAAAGAGCCAAGGCCAGAGCAGTTATCATGGAGATTATACAATGGTGTGTTGTGTTCCTGATTGTTGTTGGTGGTTGTGCAGGATTAATTTGGTGGGCTTGGCAGTTTAGATGACCCTTATATCCCACATGCCCTTACCTAGTATGCCGTTTCAAACTCATGTGAATATTGTTTTTGAGAATGGTGTAGGTGAGCCTGTAGAGAAAAAGGTACGTGCTGGAGAAGCCGGATCAGTTGAACCCATTGATGAGCATACCCCCGTTGAGAACCTAAAGTTAGTGGACCAACGATATGCGTATAACCCTGACCCTAATAAGCTGAGAACGCCTACAGGTCAGATAGTGGACTTTGTAGTGGCATGACTAAGCGTTTAGATAAATCAAAGATGGCCTGTAACAAACCACGGCGTACATCTGGTGGCAGTAAGAAGTTTGTAGTCAAAGCCTGTCAGGACGGCAAAGAGAAGATCGTCCGATTTGGCGACCCTAATATGAAAATTCGTAAAAGCAATCCTAAAGCCCGTAAATCCTTCCGCGCAAGACATAAGTGTTCGACAGCTAAGAACAAATTATCTGCGCGGTATTGGTCCTGCAAGAAATGGTAATCTGATGGCTGCTAAGAAGAAGAAGGCTAATGACGCCTGTGTACGCAAAGTAAAATCCCGATACAAGAAATGGCCTTCAGCATACGCTTCAGGTGCTGTGGCTAAGTGCCGAAAAGTAGGCGCTAAGAACTGGGGCAATAAAAGCAAAAAGAAGAAGTAGTATGGCGGTACGAAAGTCTAAAAAAGGAGCCGCCTTAAAGAAGTGGTTTAAAGAGGATTGGCGTGATGTAAAGACGGGCAAACCCTGTGGACGTTCTGGAAAGAACGATAAGCGAAAAGGATACCCTGCCTGTCGCCCTGCTTCCCAAGCAAAGAGTAAAGCTGCCAAGAGCGCAGCTAGTAAAAAAACTGGTCCGAAGCGCGTTAGCTGGGGCAAAGCAAAGTACAAGGGGTAATCATGTCTGATAATCGTCTGCATCGGATTGAGGAAAAAGTGGATAAATTAGCTGAAGCTATGGTTGGAATGGTCCGTATGGAAGAACGACTAGTTTCAGCATTTAAACGCATGGATAACATTATTGAATATCAAGGCAAGTTGGATGCTCGTTTAGGGGAGATGGAGAAACAATCAATTGTACGCGGTCAGAAGATTGCGTTTGCTGAGAGATTTTTCTGGATGGTGGCTACAGGCGCAGTTGGCCTAGCCTTTGTATTTTTGAGGTAGATCATGGACGATAAAAAATACACAGATAAGCAATTAATGTTCTTGGAAGCCTTGATGTCTGAAGAGTGTCGAGGTAATCTACGTTTAGCAATGGACGCGGCTGGGTATTCTAAGGAAACCAGCATATCGTCCGTAGTATCTTCCTTACGTGAAGAGATCAACGATAAAGCCTCAATGACACTCGCTATGAACGCTCCAAAAGCTGCTTGGGGCATGATTGATGTTCTTAATGATCCCAGTGCTATGGGAGCTAGAAACACTGTAGCAGCAGCGCGTGAAGTATTGGACCGCACAGGTCTGATCAAGAAAGAGCAAGTCGAAGTTAAAAACACAGGCGGTGCAATGTTTATATTGCCACCGAAGAGTGAAGATTGAGTATTTGGTTAGACAAAGCCAGACCAAACAAAACTGCTAAGATACCATACGCCTACAAGCCATCAGAAGATGATCCGCTTATATTGGTTGCTGACCAAGAGAAAGCGATACTAGTAGAAGAGGCATTGGACTACTTAGAGGATGGTCATTCCAGCCGTAAGACCGCTGAGTGGTTAGCTGGTAAGACTGGTGACAAGATAAGTCATCAAGGTCTGATACACATATGGAAGGACAGACGGGGCAAAGACTCTGACAATCCTTCTAAGAGATTAAAGGAATTAGAGAAGGCTAACCGCAAACGTAAGCCTAAGACAGCCGCTGAGAAGAAGCTCAGTGCAGCTAAACGCAAACAGTCTGACGCTAAGAGACGCCTTACAGTAGCTAAGAAGAAGCTAGAGGAACTACAGCCAACTCAAGAGTTGGAGACTGCTAATCTCGACTTCTCTGTGATTGAGAGTGAGAGACAAAAGAAGGAAGTAGTATTTGCACCAAACGCCGGACCCCAAACAGAGTTTTTGGCCGCTTCAGAACAAGAAGTATTATATGGGGGAGCAGCCGGAGGGGGTAAGAGTTACGGACTACTTGCAGACCCAATGCGCTATTTTGATAACCCTAACTTCAATGGGATCATATTAAGGCGCACGAATGACGAACTCAGAGAACTCCTATGGAAATCGCAGGAACTGTACCCAAAAGCATTTCAAGGAGCAAAGTGGCAAGAGAAGAAATCACAGTGGACGTTCCCGTCAGGAGCAAAACTCTGGCTCACATACCTCGAAAGGGATCAAGACGTTTTACGATACCAAGGTCAGGCATTCACGTACATTGCGTTCGACGAACTAACCCAATATGCCAGTCCATTCGCATGGACATATATGAGATCACGACTTCGTACAACTGACCAGTCTTTGCCGATATATATGAGAGGCACTACGAACCCCGGAGGTCCGGGGCATGGTTGGGTTAAGAAGATGTTTATTGACCCAGCACCCGCCAATAAAAAGTTTATTGCTAAGGATTTAGATAGCGGTAATGATTTAGTTTACCCAGAAGGACATGCTAGGGCCGGAGAACCTCTGTTCCATAGACGATTTATTCCAGCATCACTCTACGACAATCCATATCTAACTGAGGACGGTGCGTATGAAGCAAACTTGTTATCATTGCCGGAGATGCAAAGAAGGCAGTTGTTGGAAGGAGACTGGGGCGTGGCAGACGGAGCCGCGTTTTCAGAGTTCAGACCCAATGTGCATGTCATTGAACCCTACGATATTCCAAGTGAGTGGGTACGATTTAGGTCATGCGATTATGGATATTCTTCTTATTCTGCTGTTCATTGGTTTGCTATTGATCCCAGCTACGGCACATTGATCAACTACAGGGAATTATACCTGAGTAAACACACAGGCAGAGACTTAGCAAGAGCTGTACTTGAAGCTGAAGGCTCAGAGAAAATGCAATACGGAGTACTCGACTCCAGTTGTTGGCATAATCGAGGACAGATTGGTCCTTCTATAGCCGAAGAGATGATTGCTATGGGCTGTAGGTGGCGTCCAAGTGACCGAACCAACGGCGCACGTATAGCAGGAAAGAACAGACTACACGAAGTTTTAAAGGTTGACGAAGTAACTGAACTTCCGGGGATACAATTCTTCAATACGTGCAGACAGATCATTGCAGATTTGCCCGTACTACCGTCAGACCCAAGAGGTACAGACGATATTGACCCCAGATACGCCACTGACCACGCATACGACAGCGTAAGGTACGCAGTTATGAGTAGACCTAGAGCCTTTTCGCCCTTCGATTGGGGTAAAGGCGTTCCACAACAGAGTTGGCAACCCGCTGACGCAACATTTGGGTATTAAATATGGCTTTAATGGATAAACCTACCCCTGAAGATATGAATGAATCCGCTGAAACGGTGGCCTTGGAAGAAGATGGCAACGTAGAAGAGGAAAACATCACGTATTCTGGGGCAGTCGCCTTTGTAAATTCGCAGTTTACCCGTGCAAAGGACGCACGATTTACTGATGAGGACCGTTGGCTGGACGCATATCGCAATTATCGCGGTTTATATTCGTCTGAAGTACAATTTACGGACACTGAGAAGTCAAAAGCATTCGTTAAGATCACTAAAACCAAGGTTCTGGCGGCATTTGCCCAGTTAGTGGACGTATTATACGCCGGATCGAAGTTTCCACTGGGTATTGAGGCCAGTAAGTTCCCTAAAAACGTAGCAGATGCTGTTTCGTACAATCCTAACGCACTTACTAGTGAAAAAGTTAAGGATAAAGTCGGTGTATCTTACGATGTGCCGGAATCTATTGTCCGTCCAGAGATCGCCAAAGACTTAGGGCTGTTTAAAGAGAAACTTGCCCCTGTTCAGGATGATTTACAGCTTGGTGCAAGTGCTATTGAGGGCGCAATCACGTTTGAACCCGCCAAAGTAGCTGCCATGAAGATGGAAAAGAAGATGCACGATCAGTTGGATGAGACTGACGCGCAGAAACACCTACGATCTACTTCATTTGAGGCTGTACTCTTTGGTACTGGCGTAATGAAGGGTCCATTTGCCCAAGACAAGGAATATCCGCGCTGGGATAAGGACGGTAACTACGATCCTATGTTTGAGACGATCCCTAAAGTGGAATACGTTAGCATATGGGATTTCTACCCTGATCCAGACGCTAGAAACATGACTGAGGCCGAATATTCTATTCAACGCCACAGATTAAACCGCTCTCAGCTACGCAGCCTTAAAAAGCGTCCGCATTTCCGTACGGAAAGTATTGAATTAGCTGTAGAAGCTGGTTCTGACTATATAAGGGAGTACTGGGAAGATACCCTAGAGGATGACTCCAATAACGGCGCTATGGACCGATATGAGGTCTTAGAGTACTGGGGTATCCTAGATACAGAGTTGGCTGAGGAAGCTGACATTGAAATACCGCGTGAATTAGAAGATCAAGACGAAGTACAGGTCAATATCTGGGTTTGTAATGGTCAAATCCTACGTCTGGTACTGAATCCGTTTACTCCCACCCGCATTCCATATCTAGCCGTACCATACGAATTAAACCCGTATTCATTCTTTGGTATAGGTGTAGCGGAAAATATGACCGATACGCAATTATTGATGAACGGCTTTATGCGAATGGCTGTAGATAATGGCGCATTGAGTGGAAACCTACTCATAGAGGTAGATGAGACTAACTTAGTTCCGGGGCAGGATATGTCTGTGTATCCGGGCAAAGTGTTCCGCAGACAGGCAGGGGCACCCGGACAGGCCATCTTCGGCACCAAATTTCCCAATGTTTCCCAAGAGTTACTGATGATGTTCGACAAGAGCAGACAACTTGCGGATGAGGCTACAGGGATACCTTCCTATACGCACGGTTCTGGTGCAGTTGGGGGCATTGGTAGAACTGCTGCGGGTATGAGTATGATGCTTGGTGCTGCTGCACAGAATATTAAGGCAGTAGTCCGTAACATCGATGACTATCTGTTAGCTCCGCTAGGTAAGTCATTGTTTGCATTCAATATGCAGTTCAACTTCGATGAAGAGTTTATTGGAGACTTGGAAGTAAAAGCCAGAGGAACAGAAAGCCTGATGCGGAATGAAGTACGCAGTCAGCGTTTGCTTCAGTTTATGCAAATGACGGCTAACCCCGCAATGGCTCCGTTTGTGAAATATGATTACATTTTACGTGAGTTGGCGGCTTCTATGGACTTGGATGAAGAGAAGATACTCAACGATCCAAGAGAAGCGGCACTCCAACAAAAAATGATGGCTGAGATACAGGCGCTTATGCCTGAGCAACCAGCCCCACCCCAAGGGCAACAACCACAAGGCGGTCCACCCCCAGTATCTGATCCAACAGGTAATGGTGGCGGCAATATAGGTGCAGGGGCCGCACCAGAGCCAGATGCAGCAGGATTTACAGGTGCTGGTGGTGGAGCCAACGGCGGCAACGTACCACCTCAGCAAGGTCAACAAGTACCACCTAATGGGGCAATGCAATAATGGATAAAGACTTATACCGTTCACTACTTCCATTGGTGAACGATAAAACGAGTATGGAGCTTCTCGTGCAGTACGCTGAATCTCGAATACCCTCTCTACACAACGCCTTGGAACAAGCACAGACGATAGAAGCTGTACGTGCGTTACAAGGCAGAATCGCAGAACTTCGTAGGTTCAAGACCCTGCGAGAAGAAGTATTGGAAGGTTCTAAGTAATGGGCATTTATGAGCGTTTATTTGGCGGTGGTACTGAAGCCGAAACTGAAGATGCTTTCATGGGATTTACTGCTGAGACAGCAGCCCAAGAAGCAGAAAAACTGGCAGTAGACGTTCCAGAGATTACTTGGAAAGACGTAGGCAATGTAGCCTTAGATTTCACCCCTATCATAGGAGACATCAAAGGCGGTTACGACACCGTTAAATTGATTGGGGAAGAGCTAGATAAAGAAAACCCTAACTACTACCTGATTGGTGCAATGGGCGGTCTTGGGGCCGTAGGCACTATTCTTGGATTAGTTCCGGGGGCTGGTGACGCCGCACAAAAGGCTATCATGCAAGGCACAAAGATGATGGCTGAAAAAAGCGGTCAACTTGCAGGAGACGTTACTGGTATAGCTAGGGCCGTTAAAGACGGCGATATAGAGTTTCTTAAGAGCTATCGTGATCCATCCACTACTCAGGGTGTAGGTGCTGACGTAGTTAAGAAGCCTGTAAATAAAGCTACAATTGCAGAGCTTGATCCAACCACTATGCGGGATGGAACAAAAAGACAGGGCTATTATGAAAACAAGCCCCCAAATTACATTGAAGACATTGAGGTACAGACTAGGGATACTGGAGAGCTAATACCTGAAAAACCATTAGTTATTGATGATCTACAAGATACCACACTAATACCATTACCCGCTGATAGGTCAGACACAGGAAAAGAACTTCTTGGTATTAAGGGTGGAGCTAGAGACTATACTTTTACTAATCCTATATACTTAGGTGGCGGCGATGGCTTTATGCGTGATCCTTATACTGGAGCATTTGCATCTATGCCTAATGTTGTAAAAGAGCAGACGGACCTTGCCAAAAAAATAGCGGATGAAGGTGGTGATCCCAGAGTAATATTTACAGCAATGGGTCCACAGGGTGTAGACTTCAATGACATGATGACTAGCACTGCTATGGATATGATCCGACAGGATTTACCCAACATTAAAAAAGCAGATGTTGATCAACTAGATAGCTGGATAAGAACTAATATAGATCGTGACTTTCCGGGAATATCAGACTCTGGGGCAGAGCAATATTTAATTGATAATGTTCCGGGAACTCGTAGGCGTTTAATTTGGCAAGAACTTAATAGAGGTGAGTATACTAAAAAAGGTTTCCCAAATATGGGAGATGCCAGAGTAGGTATTACAAAGCCCTCACTACTTACAACTCCTTCGTTAGAAGGTACGTCTGTAGCTAAGATTAGCACACAAGGCTCTGAATTATACGGCCCAGTAAAGCAACATAAAACGTACTCTGCTCAGTTTGGCCCCACAGGTGCAGAGGGATATGTAGGTACTCTTGGTGCATTACCTTACGAGATACTTCATAGAGACTTTTTTGAAGCACGTAGACTACAAGGAAAGCCACTAGGATCAGACCAACGTGCTTTAACTATGGGCAAGTTTGGTACTAATGTTGACCAACAGATGGTTGATGAAGCCAACGAATATACAAATCTTATTGATCAGGCTGAACGAGATGAATACCGCAGAAACATCTCTGAGATGCGACAGGATCGTAAGCAATATAAGTTTGGAGACAATGGTGGCCCACCCCTAAACGATCCACCCGTTGAAACTCAGATGACAGTTGCTTTTGCAGAACCTTTAGAGATTGGTATCAATCCGGCTGCTGCTGAGGGAGCATTTTTGAAGCCATACACAAATGAGGATGTACAGATGCTTGAGCAACTCGCGGAAGGTGCTACAGCGGGTACGCGCAAAGCAGATGCTTTAATAAATAGCCCAGTGGAAGCGGGTACTAAAGTTGGAATACGCCTAAACTTGAACTCAAACATACCAGACGCTCCACAGGGCATGAATAAATTACAGACCCTGCATAAGAATAATTATAATGGAACTGCGCTATCATATCTACCTACTGCCACCGTTGAGAATGTTAAGTTTAATGTGAGTCAGTCTGGTAGAGCGGGAATTGCAGCTAAAAAATACGCCCCCGATACTCCAGAAGCTAAAAATAAATTCCCCGCAATGTCTGTGGATGGAAATTATGTTCCAGATAGAAATATTCTTAATGAAATGGACGATACTGTAGTACAGATAGGAACTAATCCTATGAACCTACACCTATTTGTCGATATGGCTACAGGACAGGCAGTAGAAAGCGCAGAGATAGCCACAGTTATTGGGGATAGAGTTTTTGCTAAAGGGGTGACTTACATGAAACAGGCTGATGCTCCAAAGCCTAAAGATGCTTCTGATGGTACAGCCCTACCAAGCGATGTCAGATATAAGTTCAATCAAGGTGGTTTTGCTACCGCTGTAGGATACTAATATGGACCCTCTAGTAGAACACCACCTATTTAACATTGCCAATAACAAGGCGTTAGAAAACGAAGATGGTACACTGTCTACAGTGAAGGGCATCATTGTTGATATAGACGGCACTCAAACCCTCATTCCAACTATATGGGATGGTAAGGAAGTAGACACACAGACTGCCATAGAGAACGCTAATAAGTCGGGTGTTAATTGGCAACGGGCGTTTGGCGATAGTGCTGTAGATACTCTCAGAGAGATTGAAATTGAAGGCAAGAAAGAGATGTCTGACCAGACAACTCCTGAAGAAGCACAGTCTAAGCTAGATGCATACTATGAAGAACTAGACAGCATCCCTGTTGGCGAAAGAGTTGGAGTTAGAGAGGTTGGTAAGTTGGGGCTTATGGGCCTCATGCTTGGCGGTCAAAAGCTAGG